AACCCGATGCCATCATCATAATTGCGCCCGTGATAAAGTATGGCGATGTCAGGTATTCTTCCACCATATACTTAATGCCTTCCCAAAGCAACGGGAAGAGTGCCACCAGCACCTGCCAGATACCACTCCACATCGCTCCTAGTGTGCTCCAGCCGCACACTGCAAACACCAGCGCAGAAATTGCGCCGAGTTTAACTAATGTCTTTGTCAATTAAATCCTCCTTTATGGTCCGATAACCAATTACTTAATTAATTCAGAAAGAACAACGAATGGAAGCGCGATAATACATAAAATAATCCACATTTTTTGTCTCCCCTTTATTCATCATCAAATATTTCATCAATCAGCATTAAAAGCCCTATTTCTTCCCAAAAATCCATATGCTCTTCATCCTTGGGCGGGAGCTTTTTGGATTCTATAATAGGCGCATATTTTCGCTTGAACTCTCTTACTCTGGCGCAATAGGGGCAGGTCAAGCTGTCCTTTTTTGAAAACGTATGTTTACATTTACGGCAGGTTTTCTTGCCTTCACGAAACAAATCCAGGATTGGCTTCTTTCCGTTAATAGATTGCTTGATAGAAATAATCACAAGCGCGTAAATAATACACGCAGCGAGACCAATCAACCCGACAGGAAAGAAAATCAGCAACCCCAAGACCGTGAATGGAGCAAATATACATTCAAAAACGATAAACAGCGTCAAGAGGCCCCTTTTAGTTTTCTCCGACGTTTTCTTCATCCTTCTCCCCCTCTTCATATTGCTGCATTACTTTAGCGGTGTATTCTTTGTATGCCTCCAATATGTGCTGCGGTGCGATCAGTTTAAGGTTTTGACCGAAGGAAGAACACCAGCCGAAGAAAAGGTCGCTAATCTGCACGTCTGCCGTGAAGCGGATTTTATCATCGCCATATGGAAGTATTCTTGTTTTGTTTCCGAACAAGTCGAAAACTGCATCCAATAAAAAGGATTTCATCTCAATGGTAACACTGGTCGTCTCACCCGAGAACATACCGAAGAGCTGCTTTTTGTGTTCGGCAATATCAAATGCAAGCTCCTCCGGCGGCATATCAGCCAGTTCTTCTATAATTTCCACTTTGTCCATACGGTCAATGCGGTAATGCGTCATCTTGTTGTAGCGTTTATCATAGATAACAAGATAATAGTGACCGTCAGCGAAAATAGTCGCATACGGACTTACCACGTAGTGGTGGCCGTTGTGTCGATAGACACGATTGTGATTGCTGTCGTAATCAAAATATAGAAAAATTATCTTCCTGTTTGTGTTAATCGCGGTAACAATCTCATTGACGGAATAATAGATATTCTCGTTATCACTCTTGGCTGTGTTAAACTGAACGATATTTTTCTTTAGCACCATCGCTTTTTGGCTTCCCGCCAAATTCGCAATTTTATCGACAAGCTCGGTTGTTTTCTTGCTTGTAATAAAGCTAGCCGCCTGTACGGCATCCATAAGAATATGCACCTCTGGATTTGAAAATTTACGATCCATCACGTAATATTGATTGCTTCGACCACGGCGGCACATAATCTCGTAGCCACTATCATTAAGCAGTTTGATATCCTCATAAAGAGTGGTTCTATGGCAATCGATACCGCCTTCAAGGAGCTTCTCACGGAGTGTTTCCGTTCCCATCGGATGGTCTTCATCGGTTTCCTTATTCAAAATTTCCCAAATCCGCAAAAGGCGGAGTCTGTTCAAACTATCAGCATTTTTCATTGTTCGTTCTCCATTCTCAATTCTTATACCGCAACCGCATGAAGCTGTTGGTACGCTATCCATTTTTCTTCTTTTACCTTGTTTCTCTCGATAACGCCGTTATAGAATGCCTGGTGTTCCTCGTTCATGGCATATACAGTTATTCCGGCGCGCCAGGTTCCGTTGTTGTTCTTTCTAAATCTCAATCTTACAAAGAACTCTTCACCACAATCACAACGCGCAATGCAAACATATTTATCTGTGCTCTGCTTGAGCCATTCTCCGCAGCAAACCATTTCGCCACAGCCGTTGCAGATAAATCGGTTCATTTCCAAATCTACGAATACATCTTGACGATCCTTATACGACTTACGAGAGCTGATCTCATCGAGCGTAGCATTGGTTTTCTTCAAAGGACGCTTGATGATTTCTCCGTAGGCCTCTATACCGGCAGTCACATCGAGTACGGTACATATCTTTGCAGCGTTTCTAGCGTCGTTAAGGGCATCGTGCGCTTCGGACATCTCAAGGTTGAGCCTTCCCATTGCCTCAGACAACGACGCCTGTCTCGATTCTTTTGAAATCTGGTAATTGTATATCGGCTGGAGGTTATAATACGTGGGAAGCCACGAGTAATCCAACCCGTGGAGCTTTAAGTTGTCCTCAAGCATATCCACATCGTCCCAGCCCCAAGTGATGAAGCTATAGTCGGAGCCACACCAGTTGATGAAATGTTTGATAGCTTGCGGAAACGGAAATCCATACTGCAGGTCACTTGTGGTTATATGGGTCAAATCCTCAACCGCCTCATTCATACGAGTATAATACTTGGGAGCAACCATAATCTTAAACGTGTCAACCATCTCAAAAGCCTCGCTGAGCTTCACCGCTCCGATTTGAACGATTTCTCCCACGAGCTTTACGGGTTTACGAATCATTTTCCTGTAATTGAACGGCTGATTCCATTCCATATCCAAGACAATATAGCACATAAACATTACACTCCCTCTATTGTAGTGACTATATTATATCACAGAAAAACCATTTTGTAAAGCAAAAGGTGTAGCTATTACGCTACACCTTAAACTTGTAGTGTCATTTTTCACCGACACCACATATTTGTTTGGGTTCAGGCATTCTTGCGTTCTACAAACCATCTTCCTATAACGTTTCCGGTTAGGTTGCAACTACGCTCAAAAAACAGGTAACTCTGTTGCCCTTTTACCATAATTGTATATCTATCACCCTGCCCTCCGGCTTTGAGTGCAGGAGCTTGACGAATATCAAGCACACGATCTATCTCGAATTTTTCTCCATCTTCCCACGTTATTTCTTTGGGGAACATAATGCCATCTTCGTCAAACTCCGCGCGGACGGCAACATATACTTTGGGAGATTTAGTCGTAAAAGTCTGCATCCGAAGGCACCTCCATATCCCGCAAAAATTTACTGCTTGCATGGACGGGCGGTTCGATAAGCTGATATCCCTTCCACTTCATAACGCGGAACTTGAAATCTAGCAGTTCAAACGGCACCATCAAAATCGCGGCTGTCGAGAAAAATGTGGTATCCCGACGCAGAGTCTCAAAAACCTCATTGTCCTCAAGCAAATATTCTGCAGAAAAGAAATTCGCTTCCTTTTCACATTCAACCGATTCATCGTAAAGACCGACTTCGTGGAAAGCGCAAGCCTTCCTTTTTTTATGTAAAACATAGTGTCCGATTTCGTGGGCGCAGATAATGCGTTGAATTACCAATGGTAAATCACTATTAATTGTTATAACGCCCTTTCGGTTACTATATACGAAGAAGCCTTTGATAGCATCTTCAGCCGTACCCAACGATACGAAGTTTAAAATAATACCCATTGCGCGGCAGAGACGAAAAGGATCGCGCTCGCCGTATTGTCGTTTCACCCTTTTTACGGCATCAACAATATCTCCGTAGTACATACTCGCCCTCCTTCCATTAAGGATTTTACGGACATATTATTTCTTCTTTCTACCGTAAGTTTCTTTTGCTCCTTCTTTGCAAAGAACATATGCTTCCATTACTGCCTGGAAGAATGCATCCTTTTGGTCTTGCGACAATTCTCCACCGGCAAATAATGCCTGGTTCTGTGCAAGAAGATTATTGATATCACGAACGCCGTCCATACCATAGCGCCCATGTGCTTCCTCAATATAATCATCCATCTCGATGTCTGCCTGCGGGTCAGTGCAAGTATCATCTGCAAGATATTTTGTTGAAACATTAAGCGCTTTTGCAAGTTTTAACAGCATGGCTTGGCGGGGTTTCTTCTCTCCTCTCTCATACGCCAATATCGAGCGCACGGATACTCCGGTCTTTTCTCCCAACTGATGCTGGGTCAATCGGAGTTCATTTCTAGCGTCTCGAATCTTTTCTGCAAAAGACTTCATCTCAATATACACTCCTTCTTCAAAAAATGAAAATTCTATAAAAGTTCTACAAAAGTTCCATTTTCCTATTGACAAATCGTTTTCGAGGTGTTATAATAAATGCGAACTTGTGGTGAACTTGTAAGCCTATTATACAGCAGACACGAACTTTTGTCAATAGGTAAGTTCAATTTTTTTATAAAAAAGTTCAGTTTTTTTGAGGAGGTGATTATTTTGACGTCAACCAGAGCCATTTTGCATAGCGACCTCAATTGTTTTTATGCATCTGTCGAGATGATGCTTGACCCCAGGCTCCGTGGAAAAGCCGTAGCGGTGTGCGGCTCAACCGAGGATAGGCACGGCATCGTTCTTGCAAAATCTGAGCTTGCTAAAAAAGCGGGCATAAAAACGGGAATGGTAAATTGGGAAGCGCAACGTCTCTGTAAAGACCTCATCATTGTTCCCCCTCAATACGACCAGTACCTTAAATATTCCAAGCTGACGCAAGCCATATACAGCAGATACACCGACCTTATTGAACCCTTCGGTATGGACGAGTGTTGGCTGGATGTTTCAGGTAGCAGAAATGCTTGCGGCGATCCGATGACCATTGCCGAAAGCATCCGCACGACAGTTCGAGAAGAATTGGGGCTAACCGTTTCAATTGGCGTTTCTTTTAATAAAATATTCGCCAAGCTGGGAAGTGATATGAAAAAGCCCGATGCCATCACAGAAATCGACGAGGCGTCCTTCAAAGAGAAAATATGGGGATTGCCTTGTAGCGAACTGATTTATTGTGGCTCAGCAACTACGAAAAAGCTGAATCGCATAGGCATCTATACCATCGGTCAGTTAGCACAGACTGATCCAAAATTCATACAACAGCTTCTTGGCGTAAATGGTTATGCTTTATGGACTTACGCAAACGGCAAGGACGCATCTAGGGTAATGCATCGTGACTTCGTTTCACCCGTTAAATCCGTAGGACACGGGATTACTTGCGTTGCCGACCTTGTCAATGAAGAAGAGGTATGGAAGGTGATTCTATCCTTAACACAAGATATCGGTCATCGTTTGCGTTTGCATGGACTTTCCGCGCGAACCGTTCAAGTGTCGGTTCGGAGTAACGATCTTTACGGATCACAGTTCCAATCAAAATTACCTTTTAGGACACAGCTCCCTTCTGAAATAGCAACAGCAGCTTTCCACACCTTTAAGGCAAATTACAAATGGACTTGCCCCGTGCGCGCCGTTAGCGTCCGTGCAATCGATCTTGTTTCCGTCCACGAATCGGAACAATTATCTCTCTTTATCGACAACGAACACCGTGAACGCCGTGAACGCCTTGAAGATTGCGTAGAGGAAATACGTAGCAGATATGGAAAGGCAGCGCTTACATATGGCTCTTTGCTGGGTGATCTTAAAATGCCGATTGACGGACGGGACAAGGTAAAAATGCCAAGCCAAATGTATCATTAACAGACGTATTGCATAGTAGAAATCTAAGGAGGAACTGGATGACAAAATTCAAAGCTAAAAAAAGAATGGTTTACACCCCTCAATGCCATATTCCTATTGGCGAAGCGGTAAAAACGGAATCCGGCGAATATGCCATCCGTATTAAGCGCCCCAAAGGGGACGAGGTCGAAGTGGTTCCAATCGGAGCCCTTATGACCGAGGTAGCCAAAACTGCAGAAACAAGTGAAGCCAAGTAGTGACACCAAGCGAGTGACACACTTTCACATAAAATAAATATTGCTCAAGACGAGCGAAACCAAGCGAGTTTCAGCCGGCACGAGCATTCCTACGGGATAGTACTATCCCAGGAGTGTTTTGTGTCGGCTTTTCTTTTTACTTAGAAACAAGAGCGAAAGCTCAATAAAAATAATCTCAAAAGCCTGAGATGCGCATTAAGGCGGCGGGATACATAAAGAGTCAATTTCAGCTTTAGCTGTTTTTTGAACTTGATGTACCCACCGTGCTTTGTCATGCCCATTTTAGGCTGAGCCGGTACTGCATCAAAGGCATCGGCTCTTTTTGTATCCTTCCGCCCCACCCGCGTCATGGCGGAAAGGACACATTATGAAAATCAAGTACACATTCGCAGACGGCACCATTTCCGAGGTCGAGGTTACGGAGGACATTGGCAACGTTATCGTTGAACTGGATAGGCAGGACTACAACTCCGACCACCGTCAACGCAGGCACAACTGTTCCCTGGAAGCCTACGATACATATGGAAACCTTATCTCCTCAGACGAGAATATCGAGGAGGACTTTATTGAAAGCGAAGAACGCAGAGCTTTGAGAAGCGCGATGGACAAACTGTCTCCGCGTCAGCAGTACCTTATTGACCAGGTATATTTCAAAGGCAAGTCTGTGGCGCAAGTCGCACGTGAAGAGGGGCTTGATAGAACCTCCGTGAGAGACGCTGTGGAACGTGCTCTGAAAAAAATGAAAAAATTTTTGTAAAAGACCACCCCTTTTTATCGTTTTCGTGGCCTACCACTGAAGGGACACAAAAATTTACCCTTCGGAAGGAGTAAACGATATGAAACAGAATTTAACGATCAGTGTTTCAAAAAAGCAAAAGCCCGGCGGCATCGTCAATGTTCGCAAGATCACAATGCGTGAGCGCATTATGCGACTTCTCTTCGGTGCCCCGTGCAAGATGACGATTCTCATCCCCGGCGATTCGGTTGAGGAAGTTGCCATCAAAGAAGTGATGGGAGGTGACGCGCTTGAAACTGTATGAAGTCAACGAGGCTCTTGAGAACCTCTTCCTCTCATTGGAGCCTGACCCGGAAACGGGTGAAATCACGGGAGATATCGATTCCGTTATGGCGGAGATCGATGCTTTGCAGATGGAACGCTCCCGCATTCTTGAGTACCTGGCAAAGCTCGTGCTGAATTGCCGTTCTGAAGCGGCAGCCGTAAAAGCCGAAGAGGAAAGGCTCAAGGAGAAACGCCAAAAGGCAGAACGCAAAGCGGAACGTATTATGGAAGTTCTGCGCCGTGAATGCAATGGCGAGAATACCGATTGCGGTGTTGCAACGGTTAAATTCCGTGCCACGGAGAGGGTTGAGGTTGCGGACGCATCAGCCGCTATCGAATGGCTCGGCACACACGGCTTCGATTCTTGCGTTCGCAGAAAAGACCCAGAGGTCAGTAAGACCGACGTCAAGAAGCTCATCAAGTCGGGCGTTATTGTTCCCGGCGCATTCATCGTCAAAGAGCAGTCCTGCTCGTTAAGCTAAAGGAGGAAAAGAAATGCTTGAAATTACAAGAGGTCAAAGAACCAGACCCGTAAGGCTCGTTATTTACGGCGCGGAAGGCGTCGGTAAATCTACATTTGCATCCCAAGCGGGCGGCTGCGTTTTCTTCGATTTGGAGAACGGCACCGACCAAATGGATGTAGCTCGTTTCCCCAAGGCAGACACCTGGGAAGGTCTGCTTGCAATGCTTGGTGAGGTCGCCCGGACACCGAACATCTGCAAAACCATCGTGTTGGATACTGCAGACAAAGCTGAAATTATGTGTACCGACTATATCCTCACGAAATTCAAGAAGTCGGGGATTGAGGAGTTCGGCTATGGCAAGGGTTACACCTACCTCTCCGAGGAATACTGCCGTTTGCTTGCTGCCCTGGATGCAGTGATCGCGTCGGGCATCAACGTTATCGTTACGGCACACGCAAAGATGCGTAAGTTTGAACAGCCGGACGAAATGGGTGCATACGACCGTTGGGAGATGAAGCTCTCAAAGCAGGTCGCTCCCCTGCTCAAAGAGTGGTGCGATGCCCTGCTCTTTATCAACTTCAAGACCTACGTTGTTACCACCGAAACAAACGCAAAGAAGGCGCAAGGTGGCAAGCGCGTTATGTACGCAACCCATCACCCGTGTTGGGATGCCAAGAACAGACATGGTCTTGCTGACGAGATGGATTTGGATTTCGACAAAATCCGCCATATTTTCGGTGAGGGCAATAAGCCGCAGACTCTGCCCGAAGAGGTTATCAGCAAAATCATCCGTATGCTGAGCGAAGCCGAAATTGAAGAGGCGGATCTGCAAAAGCTCGTAGCCTTCAAGGGGCATTATACCGAAAGCACCCCCATCGACCACTATTCCGAAGAGTTCGTCAACAGATGGCTTCTCCCCAACTGGGAGCGCATCGTTACCACCATTCATCATAACAACAATAACTAATTTTGGAGGATAAATTATTATGACTTACAACCCTTATAACACCAACAACGCTCCCGCACAGGATATGTGCATGGATTGGGACTCCACCATTGAGACCGATGGTCAGGAGTTTATCACCCTGGAAGAGGGCGACTACAATTTTGAAATCACCAACTTCGAGCGCGGTCGTTTCCCCGGCAGCCAAAAGATCCCCGCTTGTAACAAGGCTGCCATCACCGCCGTGGTAAGAACCGCAGACGGCATTGCCACGGTCAAATTTGACCTCATTCTTTACCGCAGCCTTGAGTGGCGTATCTCTTCCTTCTTCCGCTGCATCGGTCAGAAGAAGCATGGTGAGCGCCTGGTTATGGACTGGAACCGTGTAGTCGGCTCCAAGGGTCGCGCACACTTCAAGCCTCGCAAGTATACCAACAACGCGGGCGAAGAAAAGGTTGCAAACGATATCGAGCGTTTTATCGATTACGACCCCACCTTCTTCGCTGGCGACAACGGTGGCTTTGTAGAACTCGGTCCCGATGACGATATTCCGTTTTGAGGAGGTAACCGATGATATCTCTCAGACCTTACCAGGCTGAGGCGAGAGATGCTATTTTGCACGAATGGTCTGTGGGAAACAGGAAGACTCTTCTTGTTCTTCCCACAGGCACCGGCAAAACGGTGGTTTTCTCCTCGGTCGCAAAAGAGCGTGTAGAAAACGGCGGGCGTGTACTTATTATGGCTCACAGAGGTGAGCTTCTCGATCAGGCGGCAAATAAGCTGAAAAGCGTGTGCGGTTTGGATTCGGTTCTTGAAAAAGCCGAAAGCTCCTCCATTGGAAGCAATGCTCCCGTGACAATCGGTTCGGTGCAATCACTCGCACAGCCGAAGCGACTTGAACGCTTTGGCGCGGAGCATTTCACCGATATCGTCGTTGACGAAGCTCACCATTGTTTATCGGACAGCTATCAGCGCGTTTTGGAGCATTTTCCCAACGCAAACATACTCGGCGTTACCGCAACGCCGGACCGAGGCGACCAACGAAACCTCGGTAAATATTTTGACAGCAAAGCTTATGAATACGGAATGAGCCAAGCAATCCGAGAAGGCTACCTCTGCCCCGTGAAGGCTCAGCTTATCCCTCTCGAACTGGATATCGGCACCGTGGGCATCTCCAACGGAGATTACGCCGTAGGTGAAATCGGTTCTGCCCTTGACCCCTATCTCGATCAAATCGCACGGGAGATGCAGCATTACTGCGAAGGCAGAAGAACTGTTGTATTTTTACCTCTCGTGGCAACATCGCAGAAATTCTGTGAGCTCCTGAATAAATACGGACTTCGCGCCGCCGAAGTAAATGGTAATAGCGAAGACAGAGCTAAAATCTTAGAACGCTTTGAGAAGGGCGACTTTGACGTGCTTTGCAATAGTATGTTGCTCACCGAAGGGTGGGACTGCCCTTCCGTGGATTGCGTTGTAGTTCTCCGCCCCACCAAAGTCAGAAGCCTTTATCAGCAGATGGTGGGACGCGGTATGCGACTCTCCCCCGGCAAGGATCATCTCCTGCTTTTAGACTTCCTTTGGATGACGGACAGACACGACCTCTGCCGTCCCTCTGCCCTTATATCGAAGGATGAAAAGATTACAAAACGAATGGACGAGCGTCTCCAAAAGGACAATGCCGTTTATGACCTTATCGAAACGGAAGAACAGGCAGAGCGTGATGTGCTCCTTGAGCGCGAAGAGGCTCTTGCTCGTGAGCTTGCAGAGATGAGACGTCGCAAGCGCAAGCTTGTTGACCCTCTGCAATATGCGATGTCGATTGCTGCGGAAGACCTAGCAAACTATGTCCCTACCTTTGCGTGGGAAATGGCACCGCCTTCGGAAAAGCAACTCCAGTTTTTAGAGAATCGCGGCATCTTTGCAGACACCGTTACGAATACGGGTATGGCAAGTATGATGATCGACCGCCTCAAACGCAGACAAGACGAAGGTCTCTCTACCCCGAAACAGATCCGCTGTTTGGAGCGTTACGGATTTGTGCGAGTCGGCACTTGGAGCTTCGAGGATGCCAGCAAGATGATATCCCGCCTGGCTATGAACAACTGGATGGTGCCCTTTGGAATCGTGCCGTCAAAATACAGACCTTAAGGAGGCGCTATGAGTAATATTTTATCGGCACTCGAAATAATCGATGTTGCCTCTTTGACATATCAAGAATGGATTAACGTTGGCATGGCTCTCAAGGCGGAAGGATTCACCTCGGATGTCTGGGATGCTTGGAGCCGTAATGACAAGAGATATAAGAAAGGTGAATGCGAACGCAAGTGGCGCACCTTCAACGGAAGCGGTACTCCCATCACGGGAGCTACGATTGTGCAAATGGCAAAGGAGCGCGGTTGGACTCCCTTTGACGGTAACGGCGTAATGGATTGGTCGGATACCATCTCTTACGATGGAGACGACTTTACCGACTACTCCACCATTCAAGATAACTTCAATCCCACCTCGGAGCTGAAACGCTATCTCTCCCTGCTCTTTGATAAAGATGACCTGGTTAGCTACGTTACCGAGTCTTGGGAGGATGCCGATGGCAAATGGAAGCCTTCAAGCAAAGGCTACTACGACCGCACCGCTGGACAGCTTATTGTCTCTCTTGAAAAGTACGCTGACGATCTCGGCGCTACCATTGGAGACTGGCACAAAGAAGCCGGTGCTTGGATTCGCTTTAATCCCGTCAACGGCGAAGGCGTTAAAAACGAGCATGTCACAAAGTTCAAATATGCCTTGGTGGAATCGGACGCGATGTCGATTGCCGACCAAGATGCAATGTACCGAAAGCTGGAGCTGCCGATTGCGTGTCTCGTACACAGCGGTGGCAAGAGCCTTCACGCTATCGTGAGGGTTGATGCCGAGAGCTACGATGAATACCGCAAGCGCGTAGAGTTCTTATATGATTTTCTCGAAAAGAACGGCGTTGTGGTAGATAAGCAGAACCGCAACCCTTCACGGCTTTCCCGTTTGCCCGGTGCTACCCGCAACGGCAACAATCAATATATCGTTGCAGAAAATATCGGTCGTAAGACTTGGGTCGAGTGGCTCGACTATGTGGAAGGTGCATCCGATGAATTGCCGGGACTAGTATCCCTCGATGAGTTCAAGGACAATCTCCCTCCTCTGCCCGAGGAGCTTATAAAAGGTGTCCTTCGCTGCGGACATAAAATGCTCATTTCAGGAAGCAGTAAGGCGGGGAAATCCTTCCTTTTGATGGAGCTTTGCATTGCTCTCGCGGAAGGCAAATCCTGGCTTGGCTTCCCTTGCAAACAAGGACGGGTTCTTTACGTGAACCTTGAGATTGACCCTGCTTCCTGTATCAATCGTTTTATGAAAATCTACGAGGCGCTGAAAATCCCAATGAAGCATATGGACAACATCGTGATTTGGAACTTGCGCGGACACGCTGTTCCCCTCGACAAGTTGGTGCCAAAGCTCATACGGCGCGTCAAGGACAGCGAATACAGCGCCGTTATCATTGACCCCATTTATAAGGTTATCACGGGAGATGAAAACAATGCTTCGGATATGGCAGCGTTTTGTAATCAGTTCGACAAAATTTGTGCTGAAACGGGGTGCGCTACGATTTATTGCCATCATCACAGCAAAGGAGCGCAAGGCGGCAAAAAGGCTATCGACCGCGCTTCCGGCAGCGGTGTGTTTGCACGAGACCCGGACGCACAGCTCGATATGATTCAGCTTGAGCTTAGCGAAGATCTCTCTAACAAGGTTCAAGACGGCAACGCTACCGCTTGGAGAATGGAATCAAGCCTGCGTGAGTTTGAAAATTTCAAGCCCGTCAACTTTTGGTTTGATTACCCCATTCACCGCATCGATGACAGCGGTGAGCTTGGCAAGGCACATTCCGAAGGAAGCTTTGAGGCGGCACGTGCCAAGAACAAGAAATACACGACCGCCGAGGAACGCCGAGAATCGATAGATAGCGCCTATAGCGCTTGCTCCTACGAGAGTCCCGTTACTACAAAAGCTATGGCGGAATACCTCGGTATTACTGAGAGGTGCCTTAGAGACAGGCTCAAAGAGGTGTCAAACCGCTACTGGATAAAGAACGGAATGGTCGGTCTCGTAGAGCAACAGA